GCCCGGAAATCAGCGATCAGGGTCTCGGACAGGGCTGGCGCGTTGAAGCGCGTGCCCGCCTTGTACCGCCGGGCGATCTGGTCGGCCAGGGTGATGGCCGGGATGTCTCCGTCGTTGAGCGGGTGATTCAGGTCGATCTGCAGGACGCCGTCGTGCCGGTCCATGCCTTCGTCGCCGCAGGTGGCCACGCCCGGCTGGCTCGGCACCACAAACAGAGCGGCCCACGGGTCCGTGCCCGGGGTGAAATCCTTGTTCGGGAACGCCGTGGTCAGGCCGAAATCACCATCCAGCCAGCTCAGGACCAGCGCATTGCGAATATCCAGGTTTCTCATACGCGGTTCTTCTTGGCAGCCTCGTCGGCGATCTGGTTAAAGCGGGCCACGGTCCGGCGGACCATGCCCTCCGGGGCCTGCCTGGACCAGCCATCAAACTCCAGGCGATGCGCGTACGGCAGGTTGTTGGCCATGAAGGTGACACCCCCGCCCTTGAGGGCCGCCACCACCTCGTTCATCTCGTTAACGGCCTGCTGTTTCTCGATCTCCCGGGCAAGCTCGCCGTCAGTCGGCGCACCCTGGGAAATTTGCCAGTTGCCGACGAAGCGGCCGGTGCGACGGGGTGACAGGTTGATCACCTCCGCGAACACCTGGATTTCCACGGCCCGGGCGGTCTTCTCCAGGGACTGACTCGCCATCCGGCTGAACTTCTTTACGTCCGCCGCGAAGCTCATGCGTCCCTCAGTTGCACAATCCAGGCGACGGAGGCCGGATCCTGCCAGGTGTTCATCACCCGCTTGCCGCCGATGTCGTCGCCGATCTCCGGGTCTGTGCTGATCTCGCTTTGCAAAACGGTCAGCTTCTCGTCGGTGGCCAAGATGTGCTCGTTGTCCACCTGCTCGGTCTTGAACCCCCCGAACACGCCGCGACCCTGGAAGGTCTCGGTGGTCTGGGTTTCTTCACCGGTCAGGGGGTCGTAATCAGTGCCAGTCACCCGCGTCAGGGTGAAGCTGCGCACCGCATCAGCCAGGGCGCCATCGAACGCCGCAGCGATGCCGGTTTGAACGTCAGCACGAAGACCCATCAGGCTCTCCGCACCGGGAATGTGGACCCGCCGCCGACCGGGAAATACGGCCGCAGCAGGTCAAAGACAAAGGACAGGTTGCCCGAGCGAGCCCGGGCGCCGTCCTGGTACTCCGTTTCCGATTCCACCGTATCCGCCTTCACCCGGGTGCGTTTGATGTCGCCCTGAGTGTCGGTGTAAAGGGTGCCGGCGGCGGACTCCTGGGCGAGATACGCCCCGGCCGTCTTGATGGCATCCTCCACCGGATCGCTGGCCACCACGGGCCGGGCCGTCATCCAGGCGTTGGCCTGAAGCACAGCGGCAGCCTTGTCGGCCTCCTCTGCCCAGCTGGCGCCCAGAATCTGGTCCACGTCCGCGATGGTGATGTAATCGGTCATCGGTTATTCCTTTGGCTTGGCCGCCGTTTTGGCTTTCGCCGCCGGCTTGGCCGCCGTTTTGGCGCGCTCGGCAGCATGCTTGCGCTCCAGGCGCATGACGGTCTCGATGTCCACCGGGGCGCCGGGGGTCAAGCCGTCTTTGTTCGCTTTTGGCTCGGCTTTGGGCTTCCCCTCAGTCTTTACTTCGTTTTCCTCAGACATGACTGCCTCCGAAGAGGCGGCCCGAAGGCCGCCGGTTTAATTGGTAATCAAGAAAGACATCGGCACCAGCTTACGCTCGAGCACGCGGCTCCAAACGGCGGCTGTGGCCAGCTCGGCCTGGGTGAAGCTGTTGCCGGACGGGGTGCCGGTCTGCTGGAAGCCGAACGGGTGCAGCAGCCACGTTTTGCGCAGCCACAGCTCTTCCACGCCCGCACCATCGGCGGCGGATTCGTCTTCATCCAGCGCCACCGGGTTCAGCGGGGAGCCTTCGCCGTAGCCGAAGATGCCCGGGCCGAACAGCACCGAGGTGTACTTCACGCCATCGGTGGTGCCGGCCACGGCGGGCAGGGAGTCGTCGACGATGATCCGGCGACCCATGTACGCGCGGTACAGCAGGTTGCCCTCGGAATCGCGCACGTCCTCGGCGTCGTTCAGCTTGGTGATCTGCTTCGCCACCATGGAATGCACGGCGATAGCGGTCACGCCGTCCACCTGGTCGCCCATGGTGTAGGCGGCCTCGATGAAGGCATCGCGGCTGAAGCGAGTGTCGGCGCCCTGGTCGGCGACGGCCTCGGCGGCGATGTCGTACACCATGTCGCCGTCGTCGTTGGCCACGTTGTCGGCCATCACGCCCTTGACTGCGGCGATCAGCCGGCGCTGCCACTGGCGCTGGAAGTACATGTCGGTCTTGGCGCGAATGGCATCCATCGCAGTGCCGCCCATCGCCAGCTCGGAAGCGAGATTGGCGGTTGACCAGCCCTTGTTCACGAACGCCTTGCGGGCGATCTGTTCGCCCTGGTCGATCTTGGACGGGGTGGCGTCGGAGGCCGGGTTATCGGAGCTGTAGTTGACCTCGTCAGCGCCGTCCAGGTCGTTCCAGTACGGCAGCTCGATCAGCTTGCCCGGCTGGGAGGCCATGGTGTCCAGCATGGCGTTACGGGTAACGATGCCGGACTGGAAGAACGCGGTCTTTTCGGGACCGTTCACTTGCGGGAGGTCTTGGAAGATCTCCACGTCGATGATGTCGGAAAGGCGGGTAGTCGCCATGATTGATTACCTCTGTTGGTGGTGTTCGTCACGGAGGCGCTTGTAGGCTTCCGGGTCCTGTTCTTTCAGGGCCTTCAGCTCTGCGCCTGTATGCTCAGAAAACTTCTTCGTGACGGCCCCGCCGCCTTTCCCGCCGGGAGCCCCGCCCCCTGACGCCTTGCTGCCGTCCACAAGGAACGGGTATTGCTCGGTCAGATACTTGCCCAACTGCTTGGCGTCCCACGCCTCGCCGTCCGGGCCGTTGATCTTTACCCCTTCCGGGGTGTGGGCAATGAACTGCATGGCCTCTTTCTTCAGCAGGCCGTAGCGCTGCACGCCACCGGTTGCCTCTTTGTCGATGAGGCCGGCCACAATGCCCTCAGCAGTGGCGGTGCGCTCGCTGTTGGCGACCTTGTCGCGCAACTCGGCCAGCTCTTTGTCGAGCTTTTCCGCCCGCTCGCGCTCCGTCTTGGAGAGCTTTTCCCACTCCTGCTGCTTCTCGAGGCGTTCCCGCTCGCGCTTCTCCGCCTCGCTCTCGAATTCCTGAAGCTTGCGCTTCGCCTCGGCCCGCTCTTCGCGCTCTTTGCGCAGGGCCTCTTTGAGCTCGTCGGCAGGGTCGATGCCGTCCACCTGGAGGCGGTAACCGTCGCCGTGCTCGCTGTACAGGGCCTGCTGAGCCTCTTCCAGCGCCTCGAACTCTTCCTTGGTGATCTCGAATTTCAGTGCCATGTCTGCAAACCCCGTTTGCTGGTTTCGCCTGCCCCGCAGGCATAAAAAAGGGCCGCTTGAGCGCCCCGTCTAAATCGAATGTCTGTTACAGCGTCAGCCCTTCTCGGGCCGCCAGTTGATCGAGCGTCAGCACCCGGCCGGCGTCATCGGTAAACTGGTTGATCTTGACCTTGCCGGAGCGGAACAGCGCCGCGCGGCGCGGCCCCAGCACGTCATCCTGGAATTCCTTGCTCTGCTTACGCAGAAACCCGCCGTAGGTGAGCTGGTTGTCCACCGGACCATCCATGCTGGCGCGTTCGCCCAAGCCGCCGAGCCGGTACTCCTCTTTCACCACCGGCACCCGGATGCTGCGACACCGGTAGTGAAGCGGTGTGCGCGGCCCTTGCCCCAGCGGGTGCAGAGTGCGGTCCAGGCTGGCGCATCGAATCGTGGTGTGGCTGTCGAGGGTGGCCATGAAGCGCTCGCCCTCGAGAATGTCGGCGTTGGCCCGGTACACCTCATCACGCGCCGTGGCGCCGATGTGGTTGGTGGCCGTGCGAATGACTGCCTCTGCCTGCTGCCGGGAACGGGTGCGGACCAGCTGCGACACCTCGCGGGCCATCGCATCCGTGGTCTTGCCCTCCAGGACACCCGCCTGAACGACCCGCATGCTGTCGCGGCCGACGCCCTGGGCAAAGTCGTCGAATGCCTCGCGGATGGTGAGGCGCTTCTCCACGTTGCCGCTCAGCAGAGTCATCTTGCTGCGCGTGGTGATCGCCCGGATCTGCTCAGGGGTAAAGCCCTGGCGAATCTCTACCGTGGCGCCGGAGCCCAGCAACTTGGCCGCGAATCCGGCCTCCTGCTCGGCGAAGTCTTCCAGCTCCAGGGCGCCCTGCATGCCGGTGGTGGCGTGGACGATGATCTCCCGCAGATCACGCTCCATAGCCACCATCCGGCTGGCCTGAAACTCGGTGGCGCCGGCAATGCGCTGCTGCAGGTCTCTGGCGAGCGCCCGCAATATGGGAAGCGCCCGCTTAACTTGGCCACCACCGAATTGCTGGATGTAGATCTGGTGCCGGATCAGGGCCTCGAGGAGCTTGCCGTGTGAGGTCAAAGCTCAGAGCCTCCGGACTGGACCTCCGCATCGATGTCTTCGTCGGTGCGGTCGGGGTCAATGCCGCCGGTCTTGCGGCGCCAGGCCCGGTAATCCGCCTTGGCGATCAGGCCCCGGTCCACTTCCTGGATGCGCGCCATGACCATCTGCGGGTCGGCGCCCTGCTCGTAGAACTCCTGATTTAGGCGGAACGTGATCTCGTCGAACACGTCCGCGCTCGTCATGAACTCGGCCGCCCACTCCAGGCAGTTCTCCAGGCCGTCGCTCACGTTGTCGGCCAGGGTGGAGAGGTTGGCGTTCTCGGCGCCCGTCCGGGCCTTCACAGCCTCTTCCCGCTCGTTGCCGCCGCGCTGCTCGATGAGCTTGGCGCCGATGGCCAGCATCTGGGCCTCTTTCTGCTCCATGAGCTTGAGCGGCAGATTGCGCTCTTCGGCCTGGACCAGATCCACGCTGCCGTTCTTCGTCTGGATGCCGCGACGCGCCCCGACAAGCACCCCGTTGGGGTTCAGGTCGTTCCATTCCTGAGTGCTGGTGTCGCCGATATTCACGTGGAACATGGGCTGGCCGACGATGAACGACGCCTCCTCCAGGTCCGCGCTGTTGCGGTAATGGGCGATGTTCACGTCCGCGATGTCCAGCAGGAGCGGATTGTCGGGATGCTCGTCGTTGTTGCCGGCGCCAATGAACTGGAACGGGATCACATCCCACCGTTCACCGTTGGCCTTGCGCGGTTCCGCCCGGGCAACCTCCTCGTTATTGCGGAAAACCCGCTGAACGTAGAGGCCGGCATCATCCAGGCTCAGGACGCGGTATTGCGTCTCGCGATTGACCTGGAACTCATCGACATCAACGTCGTACCACTCGCGCAGCACCACCAAAACCAGCTTCTCGCCGTCACGGCGCCAGTTGGTGATGCTCGGCGAGGGGTAGGCGCGCAGCGTGGCCCGCAAGCCCTGGGTCTGCTCACGGGTCAGCCCGTCCTCGGCCTCCGGGTAGTCCACCAGAACGCCGTTGATGCCGTTGGTGGCCGTGTCGGACACCGCGCCCCTGGCAAACTGGGTCAGGCTCATGCCGGAGCCGTCGGCGTCGTCTCGCATGTACTCAATCACGGACGGCAGCTCGGCCTCGGGCTTCTTGCGGAATACCGCGCCCAGCATCCCGTCGTGGGTGCGCTTCGTAACGCCCAGCCACAACGCCCGCAGCTTGTACTTGGCGTACCGGTCGGGATCGTCCGGATCAGGGTCCGGCAGGTACACAGTGCCGCGCCGTTTGATCGCGTCAGAGCCCTCAACCGCATCCCGGACCCGTCGCGCTTTCTCTTCATGGCGCGAGTAATCAGGGTGGAGCGTTTCAACGGGCATTCTGTTACCTCATGAACTTGATGGGGCCGACGCTGGCCGGCTTGATCACCGGGTACTCGTAATGGATGAAGTAGCCGCCGGCGTCCGGGAAGTGGTCGAGGCCCTGCTTCTTGTCCGGCTCGCCGTGCTGGTTGTAGGCCTGCTGTTCCAGGCACTTCACATACCCAGGGCAGCGGTCGACGTTGACCCTGTACCCACTCTGGAGCGCCGCGTTCATCGCGTTGATCCGGTCCTTGACCGGCGGGTTCTGCTTGGGCGCGTGGATCGTGAACCCGGCCTCCCGCAGGATGGCCAGGTCGGTCTTGCTGGCGTCGACACTGCGCCGGCCGCCACCGGAAGCGTCCGGGTACACATGGATGGCATGGCCTGGGTAACGATCTTTGATCAGCTGGACCATGTGCGGCGTGTCGTAGCCGTTGGCGATTTCGCCGACCGCTACCGGCTTGCCGTTGCGCTTCACGTGGATCACCGCCGACATCTGGCCGACGTTGAAGTCCATGCCGATGAACAGCGGCTCGCCCGGCTCTTCCGTTTCGTGCGTGTTGCAGCGCTTCCGGTCGAACTGGATGTACACCGTGCCAGTCGTCAGGTTGACGAACTCGCCCTCGATGTAGGCATCCAGCAGGTGCGATGGGTAGATGTCGCGCAGGCTGTCGATGTAGCCGTCCGGCAGGTGCGGATTGCTGTACGACGGCGCCTTGATGATCTCGTAGCCCGGCGGCCGTTTTTCGTGCCACGTCTCGTAGACGAAGCGAAAGCCCTCCGGGGTAGTGGCCACGCCGACGGTGTTGGGCGAACCGTCCGCTTTCTTCTGGCGGTTACGGGACAGCACCCGGCGCCAGACCTCGGCGGCGTCGTCCCGCTTGAGCGTATCCAGCTCATCCACATCCGAATCGCCGACCTCAAAGCCGATGATCCGTTGGGGCGTGTCCATGCTCCTGAAGATGATCCGGCCGTAGCCGTCGATCTCCAGGACGTTGTGCGGGTGTTTCGTGAGCCGGTACGGCACCTTCAGGTCTGACAGCAGCTCCTCGAAGCGCGGC